AACGATCTCAGTGACCAGGCAGCTTTTGCTTGCCGGCCAAAAAAACATGTCGCCAACACTGATCGACTGCAGCACGTCTTCGTATGTGTGCGTGCCGCCTGCTCGCGCTAGCGCCATCTCTAAGAGCTCGCGGTATGGCCCAACGACGTCTTCTGCCGTATGTAAAACTGCCTCGCTCATAACGACGTCGCCGAAATGGTGCCGTCGTTCGCGACAGTGATACTGAATCGCGTGCCGTCAGGGCTCTGCAAAATCAGCCGCTCACTTCGTAACTCGACGTCCTGGTTCTTTTTGCGATTCAAGTTGTCGGCCTGCTCGATCAGATTGTTGCGCTGGTTTTCCTGCACAAAGTCATAGTTACGCTGCGCCTCGGGCAAGATCATCGTCTGCTGCCCTCCCGTACATCGAGCCGCATGTTGCCTACTCGCCAGCTGCTAGGCGTGTTGCCGGTGACTGTCATCTGCACCTGGCGCCCCTGGAATCGCACGCTCGTTGGCGCCGCCATGTCGAACGGGCCAAACGTGCTCTCAGCTGCATTTGGATAAAAACGTGTCTTAAATGTGGCAGTCACGTCGCCCTGGGTTTTTTCGTCAGGGATCAACGACGTCGCAACCATCATCCGGTCGCCATTGCCTAGCTGCAGCGGGCCTGTTTGCGCAAAGACGGTGCTGCCAGAGTCGTATGCGTAACCGACTTCATGCTCATAGACATAGCCGTCAGCGCTTGTGTAATTAGGGAAAACAAACGCACCCACATCGACGCCAGCTGTGCGTGCCAGGGTGCCAATCTGCCAGTGGTTTTCCATGTAGTTGTAAGAAACGTAACTGTCGTTTTCGCTTGATCCGCTGCTGGGATAGAACCAAATGATCTCGCTGAAATTGCTGTTTTGTACGGCGTAAACTTTTGAGCGCTCAGTGACGTTTAAGTTCTCGAAGATGAAGTCGCCGACACTGCTGCGCAGCGGCTGCACGCTTCCGTTGTAAACAAAAAAGCCGTTGTTGCCCATCCAATAAGCCGCGCCGCCAGCTGTCGCGCAGGCGTTGGCGCTAATGACACCGCACGCCGTGCCGACTTGCTGGAAGCCATATATAAATGGCGGGCCTTGGTACCTGGCAGTATGCGCGTCCGTGTCCGTAAGCAAGAGCGTCTCGCCGCGCATGCGCTTGCCGGCCATCAAGTTGCCGTCTGTTGCCAAGGTGAAACTGCCTGCTTGGTTTGTTGCCGCGGGCGTCCAAACGTTGCTCTGCTCTTGGTCAGAGAACGCGACCTTATTACCTACGCCACCAGCACCTAGTGCAAAAACAAAACGCTCTGGGCTCACCACAATGGCGTTGTTATCGACAGGCGCATTGCTGAGCACAGCTGCCACTGCGGCGGTGCTGTTGGCCCACTGATAAATCTTGCCGTCGCTCGTAGCTGACGCGATGACATATTCGCCGAATGTGTCTAGCGACCAAGTCGTTGCCGGCGTGTATGCGCCGCTGTCTGGCCTGGGCGTATTCCAAGTGCTCGCGCCCCATGTCAGCCCGCCATAGCCCAAGTTCTGCACTGCGTCGGCGTTGCCGGTCGTAAAGCCCACTGGCGTGATGTCTGTCAGGGCGTTGTCTTCGCCGACGAAGTAAAGTTTCGTGTGCGTGCCCGCGACCGTGCGCCGGTTGCGGCTGTTGTCGAGGTAGGCGATCAACGCGCGACAGACACCAGACATGGCCGACGTTGTGCGAGCGCGCCATCCGCCTACCGGCTGCAGCGCACCTTCGTACCAGCGCACCAGGTTTGCGTCTGACCAGGTATTGGCCTGCTGCAAATCCGTGCCGTTTTTTACCACGCCTGGCGGCGGTGCAATGTTAAGAAAAGACACGGTATTCACCCGTTTCAATCATGTCGCAGAGCTCGTCCGCTCGATAGCCGACTTGCTCTGCCCAACGGCTTGCGTTGAATTCCGTGCTGGCCCAAAAGTAATCGCCCGACTCCATCGCGGCCAGCGCTTTCTTAAAGCCAAGCAACTTCGTGAGGCCAAGGTTGAATGCAATGTCGATCATTGCCTCCCTTCGCACACTGTCGAGTTTGCTGTACCAGGTAAATCGATCGGTGAGCTCTTGCTCGACTCGCTTGATGTCGTTTGCAAGCAGCATGTCGATCTCAGAGTCGCTCAGTCCAATACCGCCGCTCTCGTCAATGTTGCGACCGACGCCCACCGTTACCTTGCCGGCGCTGCATTTATAAGCGTGGCTTTTGACGCCCTCGTGGCGCTTGAGCATCTTAATAAGTCGTTCACTCATTACTTGTCTGATCCTTACTAGAAGCACCGAAGTAGAAACTGATGATTGAGCTAACAATTCCGCCTAGATATCCGAGCACCAGGTTAATCACTGCGTCTGAATTTTGGTTTGGCTCTTGGATCGTCACCATGAAAATGTAGCTGCCAAAAAACAGGACGCACATAATTGCGATAAGCCTGGCAGTCCAATCACCGCTAAATCGCTTGCGCGCGTCTTGCGTGTCTGCTGTCTGCAAGGCAAACACGTCCACGTCTAGCTTTTTCATTTGGACGGCAAAGTCGTTATCTGCGCGTTTGATTTCTGCCAGCTGTTCTGGCGTAGCGTTTTGCACCGCTTGCTGCAGAGCTTTTGGCTCTGGATCACAATCGAGCGCCTTCGCGATGGCTGACGCCGCTGTGCCGGCCAACGGGCCGCCGAGTGCTTGCGCAACCGTCGGTGCCAGGCTGCCGATAATTCCTTTGATTGCGTCAAACTTCATTCGTCCGTCCTATGTGCGTTATCGCGTCAGGTATGCCAGCAAGAGCGCCAAGGTCATCGGCAGCAAAAATAGAAGAACCGCTAACACCGTCCCCCACTGCCGAATCTCTTTCCAAAATTGTTTTTTTGCTGCCGCTTGTCTTGCAAGCTCTGCCTGTTTTTCTTTCCTCGCTGCTGCCATTGCGGCCATAGCCTCGCTGTACAGCTGCCCGTTTCCGCTAACCGTGAAGAGATCTTTGATCTCTTTCATCGTCTCTTGAATGTGTTTTTTTGCTAACGCCGCCTTGACGGCGTCTGCCTCTGACAGTTTTCCATCGTTGATTGATCGTTGGAGCTCAACCTCGGCCCCTCCCAGGCTTGATAGATAGCCCGAAATACTCGAGATATCTGAAGTCGTTTCCGCAATTTGCTTGATCGCGCTTGTTGCGGCGTTGACGCCAGCGACGATTGCCGCAATCTCGCCGATCATGGCTTAGCCCATGTTCAATAAAATTGGCAACAAAACCGAACCAAGAACGATTGCGTACAAACCAAAAATCAGTCGCTCAAGTTTTTCAAAATTCTTTGCGCCACTGTCCAGGCGACGTTCTATGTTTTGAAAGCGAACCAGGCACTCGCGTTCATGCGCCTCGATCTCTGCCAACGCCTTTTGCGCTAGCTCTTTCTGAGTTGTCGCCATTAGGCGGACTCTTCCTCGTCCTCTTCGACCGCATGCACGAGGTCATGCAAATCGGCTGACCAGGCGTTTATGGTGCGCTCGCTTTCGATCATCTGAATCTGTAGCTGTTGCTGCTGATCCCGCAACATGCGAACGCGCTGCACAATGATTTGCGCCTCTGGCTGCAGGTCGCTGAAGTTAAAGTCGGTGTCGCCAATCGTGATTACTGCGTCTTCCATGCTCTATTCCTTATGCGTCAGGGTCGTATGCGTTTGCTGCGGTAACAGCAGAGTCAATAGCGGTGAAGTCCTCAGAACCCCAATCATCCAGAGCCTTGCCATGCTCAAGATAACCAGCACTACGCAGAACACGCTCCTGCTTTTCTTCATTGGTCAGATCGTTGCCGTACTCATTGTCGGCGTCTAGCACACTTGTGATGACGTTCGCGCCATCCAGCATGGCTTGGTACATCTTGGCTTTTTCTTCGTCAGTTCTTACTTCAGACATGATGTCTCCTATGATTCTAGTGCTTCAATACGAGCAGTGAGTGCAACGTTTTCTGCGGATAGTTCTTGGATTGCTTTTACAAGCACAGGGATTAAGGCAGCTTCAGCTACTTCTTGTGAGCCATCTGGTCTTTCAGCCCACATCTTGAAGCCATCAGCTACGCCAGAATCGGCATCAATAGCCGTCTTAACCTCTTGAGCTATAAAGCCAAGTTGCGTTTCTGGGAACTTATAAACTTCAGAAGAACCTTCTTCATAAGCTCTAAAGGTTGAAGGAAGGTCGCCTTTGTTTTTGAATTTGAAAGTTCGCGGCTGGAGCGCATTAACAAACGACAAGCCAAGCGTAGAATCTGTTATGTCTTTTTTGTAACGCTCATCAGAAACAGTAGCCCATGTTGCTACGCCGTGTGCCGCTCTGATGTCACTTGTGCCAACTCCTACAGTTGTGTACCCCTCGACTCCTGTTACGTCATGCCCAAAGGCATTTGCATAATCAGTGTCTGCAGCAGCAGTATCCGCGTATGACCCTACTATGGTATTTTGCCTACCAGTAGTTAAGTTTACATGGTGACTACAAACGGAGTACCCAATAAGTACATTATCGCCCCCAGTACTTACGTTGTCACCGCATTGTGATCCAAGAATCACATTATAATCTCCCGTAGTAACAAGAGCGCCAGCAGTCCGGCCTACGGCAGTATTATTCGATGCACCATTCTGAGTTTTTAACGCCTCACGGCCTATGGCTACGTTGTTAGCTGATGTTGTTTCAGAGCTTAAAGCATCGTACCCGACAGCAACATTTTGACTGCCTGTAGTTAAAGCATCACCAGCAAGGCCACCAATTAGGGTATTCTGGGTTCCCGTGGTGACTGAATTTCCCGCATCAAAGCCGACAGCTACGTTGTATGAACTTGTTGCTGATGTAAAGTTTTGTTGGGCTAAAGCCGAATTACCAATAGCTACTGATCTACTCCCTTGAGTATCTGCACCTAATGCGGCAACCCCCATTGCTACATTTCTAGTACCTACAGTGATCGCATCACCTGCAAGGCCACCAATTAGGGTATTCTGGGTTCCCGTGGTGATTTGCTCACCTGCACTGTATCCCACCGCTACGTTAAATGCGCTTGTGGCCGATGTGAAGTTTTGATTCCGTAACGAAAAAGTACCTAAAGCAACACTTCTACTTCCTAGCGTATCTGAGGTCAAAGAGTAAGTACCTACAGCAACGTTGTAATCACTGTCAGTAAGAGCATCACCAGCAAGACCGCCGATGAGAGTATTACTTTCTCCCGTGGTGACTGACAGACCTGCGCCAAAGCCTACGGCTGTGTTGTTGGAATCTGTAGCAGTTGCAAAGTTTTGATTTTGCAAAGCCGAAACACCAACAGCCACGTTATGACTACCCAAATCGTCCGTGAATAAAGCGCCATATCCAACGGCAACATTCTCCCCACCTGTTGTGAAATTAGTACCGGCAGTTCCCCCAATGAGCGTATTGCGAATTCCCGTGGTGACTGCTGCACCTGCTTCATGCCCCACAGCCGTATTGAAAGAATCTGTAGCTGTTGTGAAATTTTGAACGCTTAATGCGTTGTGTCCTACAGCAACAGACCTGCTCCCTTGTGTGTCGGTGGTTAGTGCTTGAAATCCAATTGCAACATTCCTTTGCCCTGTAGAAAGAGCGTCGGCTGCAAGACTGCCCATAATCGTGTTACGGGTTCCTGAAGAAACTGAAGCACCGGCACTATAACCAACAGCGGTATTGTTATCTGCTGTTTGGCTCGTCGCTAATGTTGCACGACCAATCGCCACGTTTTGAGAGCCAGTTGTGTTTGATTCAAGCGCATGTCTGCCAAAAGCGTCGTTATCAACCCCTTCTGTGTTTGCCACTAACGCTCTTCTGCCCACAGCAGTGTTTCGTGAACCTGTAGTGTTTGCAACTAAAGCACTAAAACCTATTCCTGTATTAGCATCACCCGTTGTTGTAGCAGTACCAGCTTCATCA